GATTACGAATCAAAATCTTACGATGCAGGTTCTGGAATTGCTGATGCAGCCAAGAATGGATTGAGCAATGCTATTTCCAAGATTTCTGATGTAATTAACGGAAATATCGACACCCAACCAACCATCAGACCGGTACTCGATTTGTCTGCTATAACAAGTGGCGCTGACAAAATTAATGAGTTGTTTTCTTCCAAGAGATCAATCGAATTAGCCGGAAAAATCAGCATGGGTATGAATAATTTGGCTTCCGATAACCAAAGGAACATTGTATCAAACAATGATAACGTAGTAAAAGCAATAGGAGAACTTCGTAATGACATGTCGGTTTTGGCCAATACTATTAGTAAACTAAAGATCGTGATGGATACTGGCACATTAGTTGGAGCCCTAGTAGGTCCTTTAGATTCTTCTTTTGGACAACGAGTAATTTACGAAAGAAGGGGGATTTAACAATTGTACCATTCAATTACTTTCGGAGATAAGAATACATGGGACGATTGGCACCTTGTTCCTTCTTCGCGTCCGGTATTTAATCCTCCGTCACTAAAAAGAAAGATTTTAGATATACCCGGTGCAGATGGTTCTATTGATTTGTCAGAGTCACTCACCGGGTATCCGGTTTATGAAAACAGAGAGGGCAGTTTAGAATTCATTGTTATGAACGGCTATAAAGAATGGTATCAAACCTATTCTGACATTATGGATTATTTACACGGCCGAACTATGCGAGCCATTCTCGAAGATGACAAAGAGTATTTTTATGAAGGACGTTTTACAATAAACGAATGGAAAAGTAGTAAAGATTGGTCTCGAATTGTTATTGATTATAGTCTTGGTCCGTATAAATGGCTTTTACACACGTCTTTGGACGACTGGGAATGGAATCCATTTAACTTTTATACGGAAATTATCCCAGCGAATGTGTTTAAAAATATTCCAGTTACAGAACTTTATGAAGCTCACACGTTTGAAAAAGGTTTATTTGGTAGGGCACCAGTTTGTCCGTCGTTTATTGTTAGTACTGTATCGGGAAACGGTATGTATATCCGTTTCATCAACAACAAATTAGGGATCGATATCACTAAATTAGTTCAAAATGGAACAACACAGATTCCCGAATTTTTGTTTCTTGGAGATACTGTAACCATGTATTTTAAGTGTGTTTCTGGTACGGGTACTGTATCAATTAATTTCAGACAAGGGAGGTTGTGATTATGTATTCGATTTATGCCGATGATATTTGTATATACAATGACGCTTTTGCTCTCGACAATATGAAAGTTATAGATCCGAAGTTAACTCTTGAAGACAACGCAGCCGGTTCCTTATCAATGATTTTGCCGCCATCGAACATCGGATACGGTACCATAATTCGAATGGTAAGTGATATTTCGGTTCATAAAGATGGTGAAGAGATATGGGCCGGTCGAGTATTATCCGAAGATAAAGACTTTTGGAATAATAGAGTTCTTTATTGTGAGGGCGAACTTGCGTTTTTAAATGACAGTACACAACCCCCCGCCGAATATTATGGGCAAACGGTTCGAGGATTTTTAGAAACTTTGATAAATATCCATAATTCTAAGGTGGCTGACGATAAGCAATTTACCATTGGCAGCGTAACGGTTACCGATTCTGATGACCCTTTATATCGCTACACTAATTACGAAAAAACTATAGAGTGTATCAATGAAAAGCTTGTAAAAAAGCTTGGAGGACATCTCAGAATTCGTAAAGTTGATGGTGTAAGATACCTGGATTATTTAGCAGATTACCCCAATACTAATAGTCAGATAATCGAATTTGGCAAGAATCTTCTGGATTTTACACGCAAATGGGATCTAACAGAATTTGCTACAGTAATCGTTCCTCTTGGTAATCGATTAGATGAAAGCCCGATTGAGGCTCTGGATGCTTATTTAACCGTGGAGAGTGTGAACAATGGCAGTCTTTACGTACAATCGAGCGAAGCAGTGGCTTCATACGGGTGGATTGAAAAAGTTATTCATTGGGACGATGTAAGTACGGAATCGTCATTGTTGTCTAAAGCCGAAGCTTATCTTTCTGATATTCAGTTCGACAATATGTCTATTGAACTTAGTGCTTTGGATTTGCATTATTTAGATGTGAATTATGAGGCAGTTAAATTGCTCGATGAGCTTCGAGTTGTCTCTAAACCCCATGGTATGGATCGACATTTCCCGGTTACTAAGCTTGAAATTCCACTTGATAGTCCGGAGAAAACACTGTTTAAACTTGGGGACACTATCAAAACTTCCTTAACGAGCGTTAATAACCAAACCAATACTAGTATTTTGCAGAAAATTGAAAGTCTTCCAAAAGCTCAGAGTGTTTTAAAAGAAGCCAAAGAAAATGCCACTCAAATTATGAAGATGGCCACCAACGGTTACATCACCATTACACAAGACCAATATGGAACCAATACTATGTATATTTCAAATGATAAAGATTATACAAAAGCAACTAAGCTTTGGAAATGGAATATCAACGGTCTTGCATATTCAAATGATGGTGGCGAAACATTCGATTTAGCTATAACCATGGACGGCGCTATTGTGGCTGATTTTATTACGGCTGGAATACTTAACGCTGACCTAATAAAAACTGGAAAACTTCAGGATAAAGACAGAAATGTTATTTTTGATTTTTCCACAGGAACTTTAACTATTAAAAAAGGCTCTATAAATATTGGTAACGGGGCGTTCAAGGTCGATGCCGATGGTAAACTAACAGCTAAAAAAGGCTCTATAAATATTGGTAACGGGGTGTTCAAGGTCGATGCCGATGGTAAACTAACAGCCACAAATGGTAGTTTCTCAGGTGATGTTATCATGGGGCCAGGCAGTGTTATTACATGGGATAACTTACCCGACGGCGTTGCTGCAATCGAGGATATACCGACCTCTCCTGGAGATATCGGAGCACTGCCAGCCAGTGCTCTTCCGTCGTATATTACTAAGACTAAGATCACACGGACAACTATAGAAAGCCCAAATATTAAAGGCGGAACGATTTCTTCGAACACTACAATTGATGTTGGCACAGATTTGAAAGTAGGTAATAACATATATTTGGGAAAATATGTTCAATCAGAAGATAAACATATATATTTAAAAAACAATTGCTATCTTTATACAATTGGTGATTCTTTAGGTATAACCGCAATGGGAAACATTATTATTAATCCAGCGTTTGGTGTTTATATTGGAAATTCTAATTCGCCAGATAATGAAGTAGCAACAAAAGGAGATATTGGAACTCCAATCGCTGTATTTGGTTAATCAATTTTAGAAATTATTGCATACATTTTGTGAAGATTCAAGGCTTTTGGAGGTGATTATATGGAACATATGTATATAAACTCTAGGGATTGTACCCGCAGCCAGCTATCCGTGTTTATTAGAGACTTAAATAATAACACAGTATATGAGGACTTTAGAATTAAAATTAAAAACCGCGATTGGGTTTATACCACTATCAACGAGGAAAACGGCAATGAAACCAATTGTGTTATATTTAATAATTTAACTCCTGAAACAATATATGAATTTGCCGGTGAAATTAAGATCAATGGCCAATGGGTTGCGCTTCAGCAAACAGCCTTTATAACCCAAACAAGAAAAGGCATGGACGGTATACCTTCACCGCCGAGAATTAATGAAAATTATGGCGGAGCATTTAGGCGAGGTGGTTAATTATGGCTTTGCCGACTGAATATTATCCATCTTACTATCCAAGAGTTACAGATCAATGGGTTTGGGGCGCTGGGGACGGCCCCGATCCTAATGGTTGGCAGGGTCAGGCCAATTGTTGTTTGGCAAACGCTTTGTGCAGTATAAAGGAAATCCACGAGTACAAAGAAACAGGATCTGTTAATAAATACTCAATAGGTTGGATATTCGGAAATAGGTACTCCGATTCTCCGGGAGAAGAAGGAATGTACATCGAGGATGCGTTAGATAAATTAGTTTCTGATGGAGTACCTGTATATACAGAGTTACCTGAAAACGAGTACAACGGTTATGGATCTTGGAATTACCCGGATACTTACTATTATTATAACTGGATAGATGGCAACTATAGTATTATTGGGGCTAAGACCCTGGTGAATGATAACTATTCCAATGTGATTAACAAAGCGAGAGTTGCAAAAATTTCCGGTTGGAATCAATTATCTCTAGATCCGTCTACGGCTGATATAAACTCCATAAAACAACACATCGTTGATGACGGAGCCGTACTCTTTCGAATAGAAGTGGCTCAAAATTTTAGGGATTTTGGCGGTAGTGCTGTACCTTCTAACGGTGTGGTTCCGTCACCTAATTATTCCGTGGGTTACTACCATGCTATTGTGGCTATTGGTTGGAAAGTAATCAATGGAAAACTCCATTGGCTTATGCATAATAACTGGGGTGACTGGTGGTGGGGCGATAACGGTAGATGCTATATGCCATACAATTATAGTTACATTACTGATTGTTTTGCTGTTTATGATGCCCCTAATCCCGGACCGTCTATACCTTCAGCTCCTCCAACTATAAATTATCGTATTGAAGGAGGATTTAATTTATCTTGGGGATCTTCTGCCGGAGCAACAAGCTATCGCGTTAAAGTTGTAAGAAATTATGATGGATATGAAACATCTTTTGTGTTTTACACTAATTCGGGAACAATTAGCGGACTGCAATATGGTGTTACATATTCAGTATCGGTTCGAGCAGAAAATAACTCTGGAGTTTCTTCATATACTACTTCTAATCCAGCTACAACAGCCCCTAAAACCCCATCAATTATCAGCAGTTATAACATAACAAGTTCGAGTTTTTCGGTTCAAATTAGTGGTATGTCTGGCAATTGGGATTATATTAATGTTGCTTTATATGACGGCGACACTTTTATCCAAACTAACGTAATTAATTATGGTTATAACACAACTTCCTTTATCGGTTTATCACCTAAAAAATACACGGTAAAAACACGTTCTTACTTTACCGTTAATGGTGTCGAATTACAATCAATAAATCAAGGAATTTTAGAAGTAACCATAACTAGATGGAAATGGTCAGCCCAGGCGCTTAACGCGTTTCAAAATGGTGGTGCTATTACTAATCTAACCGCTACAGAATGGAATCAATTTATTCAAAATATTAGAGACGTCGTTTATTCGAAGAGCGGTATTACTCCAACAATTACTAACGCTGTTTCCGGTGGAACCTTTACAGCAAGTATGTTTAATCAGGCTAAAAATGCTATAGATTCTATAAATGCAACCGGAATAGTTGATAAAAATAGCGGTAGTCCCGTTATTGGAAACGACTTTATTATTCTACAAGACAAGTTAAATGGTATCAATTAAGTATAACAAAACCCGGTTTGCAAAAGGAGGTGATACCAATTGGCAGACGTTAACACATATCTGGCCCAAATCTTATAAGTATAACAAAACCCGGTTTGCAAAAGGAGGTGATACCAATTGGCAGACGTTAACACATATCTGGTCCAAATCTTATCCGCAACTTATGGGGAAGAAGTCAGGAGTGCTATTCACGATTCTATAAATGCTATGAATATAGAATCCTCTAACGCGATGGAATATGCCAGAACGGCACAAGATTCTGCGGCAGCATCAGCAGCATCGGCACAAACATCAGCGACAGCAGCAGCCAATTCAGCTACAGCAGCAGCTAATTCTGCGACAGCAGCGCAAACATCAGCTACAGCAGCAGCTAATTCTGCGACAGCAGCGCAAACATCAGCTACATCAGCATCTAATTCTGCGACAGCAGCGCAAACATCAGCTACATCAGCGTCCAATTCTGCGAATAATGCTTTACAAGCTGCTCAAAATGCTGAAGACGCAGAAACCAGTGTAGATGCCAAAGTTGCTGATGTAATGACTATGAAGTCTAATCTGATGTTAAACCATGCTATTTATCAGGAATTGTACGATTCAAATTTGAATATTCTACTTGACAGCGCGGGTGGAAGTATACTTGGGGAAGTTATATTTTCCGATGTTGAAGATGTCATACGGCTTCATAAAAGAATTGATGATTTGGAGACGATTATTAATCAGATGGCATCGTTACTTATCAATAACCGATTAGTTGTAGTTGAAACCAGTATGACAGAAGCGAACGAATCCATTACAAGGATAAACGAACACGCCTTGTTTGATAGCACATTTATTTAAAGGAGGAAAATAAAATGGCAAAACTTATTGATTACGCTGCCGATACTCGATTTAACAGTGATGATATTCTCATTAAAGATGGAAGCAACGGAACGAAGAAGATTCTGGTGACTAATGCTGCGGTTGAGTTTGCCGGTCTGGTATCTGCAATTAATCGTCGAAATGTTT